GTGAGAACAACGGGCCACTACCACCCACCGAGAAGATCAGAGAAATGAACGAACAAGAACGCCAAAGGTCCAAAGAACGTGAGCAAGCAAACAAAAAGAAAGATGAATAATGAAACAGGTTTTAATCGATGGTGATCCCTTTGCCTACCGTGCAGCATTCTCTTGTGAGGACAAAAGCATTGATGATGCCATCGACAAGGTAGATGATCTATTGGATCAGGCCCTGCAGGAGGTTCTATGGGAGCCTACCGAAGAGGACTATCAAGTATTCCTGACAGGCAAAGGTAACTTCCGTTATGATATTGCTGTCACTCACGAATACAAAGGCAACCGTAAGGACGTAGACAAACCACAACACCTACAAGAAATACGTAAGCACATGGAAGACAACTGGTCTGCCATTGTGTCACATGGTGAAGAGGCTGACGATCTGATTGGCATCTGGGCTACAGCTTACGGGTCTGATGCTATCGTTGTGTCAATCGACAAGGACATGCTGCAGATTCCTTGCACCCACTACAACCCGAACAAGCGTGAGTTCAGAACCATGACAGAGTTCGAGGGGTTGAAGTTCTTCTATACGCAAATCCTTACAGGTGACCGAGCAGACAACATCGTAGGCTTATACGGTATTGGCCCTGCTAAAGCTTCTGTTCTTCTTGGTGATTGTGAAACCGAACAGGACTTATACGAGGCCTGCCTTCGTGCCTACGGTGGTGAAGAAGATCGTGTCATAGAGAACGCAAGGCTGCTCTGGCTGCGTCGGTATGAAGACCAACTGTGGGAGCCGCCCAAATGCGTTTCCGTTCAGGCTTAGAAAAACGAACAGCAGCTTGGCTAAAGTTACGTAAGGTATCATTCAAGTATGAAGAGGTGAGGATACCGTATGCTGTGTCAGAGGTCAGACACTACACCCCTGACTTTCAGTTACCAAACGGTATCTTCATTGAGACAAAGGGTAGGTTTCTTCCGTCAGATAGAAAGAAACACCTACTCATCAAAGAGCAGTATCCTGATCTTGACATTCGATTTGTTTTCAGCAATCCTAATGCTAAGATCAGGAAGGGATCGAAGACATCCTATGCTGATTGGTGTGACAAACATGGCTTCCTGTATGCTCAGGAAATAATCCCAACAGAATGGATCAGGGAGAAAAAGAAATGATGACAATCCACAAGCACCTCGACGGGCCTTACGAAGATGTTGACACAGGGGAATGGTTTGCAGTGTTCCTCGCAGAAGTTGACAACGAAGTCTGTGAGATTGAGGTAGAGTTTGAAACATTTGATGATGCATACTTTGTCATCAAGTCTTTAAATGAAGCCCCTGGTCCCCTTGAGATTCACGGTAATGTTACGTATCACTAAGGCATATTGACAATGTTTGATTTAGAAAGTAAAATTGCAGCCCTCGTAGAAAATTATGGCCTTGCTCTATTGCTTGAGCAGAACGACATTTGTGAGAGTGTCGTCGTGGCTTTTCTATTGGATGAGGGATTGATTCAGTTAGATGATTACTTTAACTTGGACGCAGAACAACGATGGTGGAAGGAAGCCGAGGAATGATTAACGAATTCGACTTAGAAGCGTGGGAATACTACGATGAGGTATACAAGTACAAGCCCATGAGCTTGAACGAATACCAGAAGATGGCAGCAAAGACAGCTATCTATTCGTCAGCACATCAGGTTCTTTACCCTGCCTTGGGCCTTGCTGGTGAAGCTGGTGAGGTAGCCAACAAAGTAAAGAAGATGATCAGGGATAATAACTTTGATCGTGCTGGTGTGGCTGCAGAACTTGGTGATGTTCTCTGGTATGTTGCTGCTCTTGCTCGTGACCTGAACGTAGACCTTAACGATCTTGCAATGCAGAACCTAGAGAAACTTTATAGCCGAGCAGCACGAGGCACCATTCAAGGAAGCGGTGACAAACGATGAACAACTATCTACCAACTGACTACCAAGCTTTCATTCACACCAGCCGTTATGCACGTTGGCTGGAAGACGAAGGTCGTCGTGAGACTTGGAAAGAAACTGTCTACCGTTACATGGCTAACGTAGTAGTACCTAAGACCCATGACGAATTCTGGTTGGACGAGATTGAAGAGGCTATCCTGAGCCTAGAGATCATGCCTTCTATGCGGGCCATGATGACTGCAGGCCCTGCCTTGGAACGAGACAACACGGCAGGCTACAACTGCAGCTACCTACCCGTAGATGACCCTAAGTCCTTCGATGAGGCTATGTTCATCCTGCTCTGTGGTACTGGTGTTGGTTTCAGTGTTGAACGTCAGTTCATCTCGAAGCTGCCGGAGGTACCACAACTCTTCGACAGTGAGACTACCATCGTGGTGAAGGACAGCAAGGAAGGCTGGGCTAAGGCTCTGCGTCAAGTGATTGCACTCCTCTATAGTGGTGAGATCCCGAAGTGGGATGTAAGTCGTGTTCGTCCTGCTGGCGCTCGACTGAAAACCTTTGGTGGTCGTGCCTCTGGTCCTGCCCCTCTGGTAGACCTGTTTAACTTCTTTGTCAAAACCTTCGAGGAAGCACAGGGCCGTAAGCTGTCCAGCATTGAGTGTCATGACCTGATGTGTAAGATCGGTGAGGTTGTCGTTGTTGGTGGTGTACGCCGCAGTGCAATGATCAGCCTGTCGAACCTGAGTGATGACCGTATGCGTCATGCTAAGAGTGGTAAGTGGTTTTTGAATGAGCCTCAACGTTCTCTGGCAAACAACTCTGTCGCCTACACTGAGAAGCCTGATAGTATGTCGTTCATGCGTGAGTGGATGGCTCTTATTGAGTCTGAATCAGGAGAGCGTGGTATCTTCAACCGTCAAGCTTCCAAGAAACAAGCAGAGAAGAATGGTCGTCGTGATCCTAACTGGGAGTTTGGCACCAACCCCTGCAGTGAGATCATCCTGCGTCCGTATCAGTTCTGTAACCTGACAGAGGTTGTTGTTCGTGCTACAGATACTATCGAAACTCTGGAACGGAAGGTCCGTCTGGCAACAATTCTGGGTACTATCCAGTCCACCTACACCAAGTTCCCGTATCTGCGGAAGGTGTGGCAGAAGAACACCGAAGAGGAACGACTGCTTGGTGTGTCACTGACAGGCATCATGGACAATCCTTTGATGACCACTGCCAATGCAGGCTTGGAGAAAACCCTGGAGCATCTACGTAATGTCGCTGTTGCAACAAATGCTGAATGGGCTGATCGCCTTGGGATTCCTGTTAGTGCTGCTATTACGTGTGTTAAACCTTCAGGTACTGTATCGCAGCTTGTTGACTCTGCTTCTGGTATCCATGCTCGGCATAGCCCTTACTATATTCGTACAGTACGGGGTGACAACAAAGATCCCTTGACACAATTCATGAAGGATCAAGGCATTCCGAGTGAGCCTGATGTGTTCAAGCCAGAGCAGACCACTGTGTTCTCTTTCCCTATCAAGTCACCTGATGGTGCTGTTGTTACGGAAGATCTGTCAGCCATTGAGCAGTTAAAGATGTGGCTTGCGTATCAACGTTTCTGGTGTGAGCACAAACCGTCTGTCACCATCAACGTGAAGAATAACGAGTGGTTCGAGGTAGGTGCATTTGTCTATGAACACTTTGACGAAATGTCTGGTGTTTCTTTCCTGCCCTACAACGAGCACAGATATCAGCAGGCACCCTACCAAGACGTAGGCAAGTCTGAGTATGAAGAACTTCTAGCTCTGATGCCGAAAGCTATTGACTGGAGCAAACTTTCGGAGTATGAGAAAGAAGATACCACTAAGTCGAGCCAGACATTTGCTTGCTCTGGTGACTCTTGTGAGATCGTAGACCTAACCTAAAGGAAACTAACATGACTGGTATTGAATTATTTACGGCATTATTTGCAGTAGTCGGTGTGGCAGAGACTATCGTTAAGCCACTCTTCGGACTGTAACACCGTGTCCTGAGTACTGACGGTAAACTGCTCACCACAACCCGCAGGGCGTGCCTGAAAAACAGGAGACACTATGGCAAAGATTTACGGCTCGGTTTGGAAGCCTGAACCACGACCAAAGAAGACATCACAAGGTGCTAAACCTTCTCGTATCAAACGTAGCTCAATGAACAAGAGCAAGAAACGTTCGTATAAACCAAAACGAGGACAAGGCTAATGTGGGTCATAGTCACCAGAGATCAGTGCAACTTTTGTGACACAGCTAAAGCTATGATGAAGGGTGCTGGTATCCCTTACGTCGAATACAATGTACAATCCGGTAGCAGCAAGTGGGTTCTCACTCTGTTAAAGATGTCTGGGTTGACAACAGTACCACAAATCTTTAAGCCTGACGGTACGCTTATTGGTGGTTACACAGAACTGAAGGAACACTTCATTGAAACCAGTCCGAAAGAGTTTTAATAGTGCACTCTATCAAGCCTACGATGCCCCTGCCCGTGAGGCTCTTGTCAATCACCTGACAAAGAAGGGCCACGTTATTGTTAGCCAGAGTGAAGACTACTTTGCTGACGTTGTGTCACAGAAACATGGCTACACATACTTCAATGAAGCCGAGGTAAAGGTAGCATGGGATGGTGATTGGCCTACACACTGGGCAGACATTCGTATCCCTGAGAGAAAGCAAAGGCTATTGGACAAGTATGAAGGTGTGAATGGTGTTTTAAATTTCTACGTTTTTAACCGTGACCTGTCATCTGCTTGGCGGATTAAGGACACACTCTTGAAACAAGAAAACCTCAGAGAGGCATACGGCAGAAACATTCGTCGAGGCGAAAAGTTCTTCCACATTCCCTACACTGAGGCTCAATTGATTGTATTGTGATGGATGATTTCCCAGACAAACCCCGACGGACACGCCGCAAGACTAACTACAAAGGTGCTGACAAGAAGGCCACGTCAGGTTTAACACCACGAACAGATAACCAGAAGGCACTGATAGATGCTCTTAAAGAAAATTCTCAAGTCTTTATCCTCGGGCCTGCGGGCACTGGCAAGACGTATGTTACTGCTACTTATGCTGCCGACCTTTACACGACGAAAGAAATTGATAAAATCGTCATCACAAGACCTCACGTTGCCGTAGGTAAAGACATTGGCTACCTGCCTGGCACACTCGAAGAGAAGACTTACCCTTGGGCACTGCCTGTTCTTGATGTTCTACAGAAGCACTTGGGTAAGGGTGCAGTAGAAACAGGAATCAAGAACGGTAACATTGAGATGGCACCCTTGGCCCTTATGCGTGGTCGTAGTTTTGAGGATGCCTTCATCATCGTTGACGAATCTCAGAACATCACCACCCACGAATTGAAGATGCTCTTGACAAGGGTGGGCGAAGGATCTACCATCGTTCTGAATGGTGATATCCAACAGTCAGACCTAAAGGAAGCAGATGGTCTGTCAAAGGTTATTCACCTCGCAAAGAAACACATGCTGCCTGTCCCCATCATTGAGTTTGGCTTAGAAGATATTGTTCGTTCTGATATCTGCGCACAGTGGGTCAAGGTTTTCTATAAGGAGAAGATATGAAATACTCTACCGAATACCAAGTTGGTGGTGACCACTACACCAGTCAAGAGATCCAACCAATTGATTACATCCTAGCTAATGAGTTGGACTTTTGTGAGGGTAATATAATCAAGTATGTCACACGTTGGCGATACAAGAATGGTATCCAAGATTTGCGTAAGGCTCGTCATTACATTGACTTCTTGATTGAACATGCAGAAGGACAAGGAGAATGACAAAATGTTTACTGCACTAATCTTAGCTTGTAACTCTAGCTTTACCGAGTGTAAGACCTTTATGTATCCAGCTTTGTTTAACGAAGAGAAGCTATGTGTCTATACCTTACAAGGTGGCATCATGCAGGTAGAAAGCCAAGGACTGTTCGTTAAGGATTACGTCTGCTACCAATGGAAAGAAGAAGTCTAATAAAGGAAAAGGCCCCAAGGTTTAATACCAAGGGGCCTTATTTTATTTCTTCTTAGCTGTCTTAGCTGCTTTCTTGAAGGCCTTGTCAGTGGGTGCACCCTTCGATCCTGGCTTTCGCATCTTCTCTCCACTGCCTTCTGCGATACGCTTACGCTTGGCGTGGATGTTTGCGTAAAGACCCTTGGCCATTACTTACCCTTCTTCATGCACTTGCCAGCAGCTTTACATTTAGCAGGGGTAGGACAACCAGCACATGGTTTGAACATGGGTGGTTTCTTTTTT